TATATTGCGAAACTTTATGAGCGTGGCTACACATTCCATTGCATTACTGCAATCGAAGACCGTAGTGATATCTATGAACGCCGTTGGGAAAACTTGCAGAACCTATTTGGTGGTGCAGTTGATGAACTGACCTTGGTTGGCGACATGCCAAACAAGCTTCATCACCTAACGAAGTATCAAGACACTGGACGGTTCTGGATTGAGGATTCAATCAGCAACGCCGAAGACGGTCATAGCTTGGGACTTGAGACAATCTTGGTCAAGCACGGTCACTCTGTCAACTTTGAACACGACGACATTCACCCTGTTGATACATGGGCGGAAATCTACGACATCATTTTATCATACGAGGAATAGAAAAATGAGAGCATTGATTGATGTAACTGTTATGTATTGCGAATATCAAATGTCGAAGGCAGAATACAATAAGTTCTGCGTGATGGTTCGTGACTTCAACAAAAAGTTTCACGAGGGCGAGCATGACCCAAGTGATGCCGTGCGTGAGGTATATCGCGACAAGGCGTTCGTGCCCAAGGTAATGCCAGCACCACAGGCTGACGAGATTGTTGTCAGTTTTGTGGTCAAGGAACACCTTGCCGAAGATTGGTATGATATTTTCTTCGACTTGGACGCAAAAACCCCTTGACGATGTAACTATGTTCGTGTATGGTGTATCTATCATTACAACACACACACACAGACGGAGAACACGCACCATGAAACTTACCCGCCAAAAGATGCAAGAGATTCGCGACGAAATGACACGCGCCATAGAACTTAACCGCCAAAAGATGCAAGAGATTCGCGACGAAATCAACGCGGCTATCAAAGAAATCGGTGAGAAGCACAGCGTGGCTTTCAGTCTCGGTAACATCAAGTTCAGCACTGACGATTTCCGCGCCACGTTGAAGGGCGACCTCATCAAAGAAAAAACCGAAAAAGAAGCGTTCTGGGATGCGTTGAGCCTCCCGAACGACCTTCCAACGCTTGTTCGAGCGTCGGCTCGTGATGTTGTTCTTCCAAAAGATTTGCAAGGGCTAAAGTTCAAAGTTCATGGTAGAATCTTCACGCTAAACGGCGTCAAGAAGTCTCGCCCAAAGTATCCATACCAAGGCATTGGTTCGCAAGGCGGACACTACAAGTTCACCGTTGAACAAGTCGCCAAAGGTATTATGTAATAAAAGAATACCCCAAACCTTGCTCTCTTTTCGTAAATGGCTATTCACGAAGTCACATAAAAGATAACTTGCTATAGGTCAAAATCCACAGATGAGGTATCGGGGGTCGTCGTTTGATGAATGTGGGAAAGTTATCAGTCGTGAAAAAACCCCGGTTTTTAGGACCGGGGTTTTCTCTTTTGTTCGGAGTTTTGTTTACTCTCCGTAGATACTCAAGACTTCCTTCACGGCAGGGTGTCTCTCAATATCCTTATTGGCAAACTCTGTAATAGCGATGTATTGGCTATTAGAGAAGTTCGATAACAATGTCTTGAAGTCAAGCAAACCGTTGTCATTGTCACGTCTGTCAGCTTGGCGAATGTCGCCTGTGACAGCCATCATGCTTCCCTCACCAAGACGCGTCAATAGCATCTTCATTTGGTTTGGTGTAGCATTCTGCATTTCGTCTGCAACAATGTATGCGTTTTTAAACGTTCTGCCCCTCATAAATGCGAGCGGCGAAATCTCAATAATATTTTCTTTTATAAAACCTTCGATGGTCTTGGTCGAATAGTATTCTTCCAACACATCAAAGATGGGTCTTGTCCATGGTGCCATTTTAGCATTTAGGTCACCCGGCAAGAAGCCGTGCTTTTCATCGTCCACGCCAACTGCTGGTCGTGTAACAACGATTTTCTCGACTTTTCCTTCTTTGAACGCTTTGATAGCTGCCATAACCGCAAGCAGGGTCTTACCTGTTCCGGCTGGTCCGGTGGCAAATACCATAAGTTTTTCGTCGTTCAATAGGTTGTCAATGTATTCCTCTTGGTTCAGCGAACGTGGAATCATTTGAACGGTTTGCTTCTTTTTCACAAACTCATTGAACTGTATGGTATTGTCTTTGGGGGTTGGTGCTTTTTGAGTGCGTTTTCTTCTAGACATATGTTTTCTTCTCCATTTTGTTATATGGTGAACACGAGAAGGTAAACACGCTTTGCTTTTATTGCGAACCGTGTCTACCTCGGCTCACACATATATTTACTTAGAAAAAATATTTTAGATGTAGGTATATTATGATTTGGGCGTATAGATAAAAGATCAATAACTTATGGAAAAGCATAAATACATACATGGAACTCAAGAACGTAATAGACAACACCAAAGACATCTATATGACAGACAGCATGTTGAGCGTGCTGTTAGACTTCGAACGCGTGCTAGACGAAGTTGATTTGTATGCTTTCAAGAACTGGATAAAAGGCGAGCTTGCCAAGGGTCCAGACGATGAAAAATACTGGGTCACATGTCAGTTTATGTATCCCTACAATCTAATGCCAGACCCACAAGGCGGTCGCAGACTATTGGATTATAACTGCAAGATTCATTATCAAGAATCGGAAGTGACCGTGCCTGTAAAGGTTGAAAGCCCAGAAGACTTTCAAGCCGGAACGAAGCTTCCAAAGAAGAAGAAAAACAAAGTTTGGCTGGTTACTATCCGTATGCCAAAAGATTTGATTTCAGATTATCGCCAAGGGTTTGTCGAGATTGAAGGCCAGAACATCAATCTAGAAGATGTTGATGAAGCATGGGACGACGATCTAGACGAAGAAGGTGCCGTAGAGGGTAGCGTTATGGACGCCGCTGAAGAAGACCTTGGATTGGACGAACTAGAAATATGATGCACATCCAAAAAGACGATCTACTTGAAGGACTATACGAGCAAGAACTTCGCGATTTGGTGCATCACGAGATTCATATTGATGAGTTTCAAGCAAAGATTGGCACCGATGATCAGATTGTTGTTGTCAGCTTCAAAGTAAAATACAAACAAGCAGCCGAAGATTTCGAGAGCTTCCTTGAAAAAGGATACGACTACGTGCTTGATGCAGAAACCAGCGAAGCAGAGTTCGAGGACGGGTGGTATTTGGTGTTTGTCGAGTTTGAACGCCGTTTAGATTTTCCACAAGAGTTGGCTCGTATCATTCACGACCTAAAGAACATCACAAACACGACCGACTGGAAGTTTCGCTATGGTGCAACCCGAAGCAGAAACGTTCCAGAGTGGAAACTGACCTCAGAGAACTTGAGAAAGGTGGTCCCTATGAGTCCTAAGAAATACAGAGAACTAGCAGACCTTGATATTGTAGAAAGCCAAGTATTAGAAAATCTACTTATGGCAAGTCACGTAAAAATCAAGAGCAAGAATGTCGCCAAAGAACTTACCGAATCGCAGTATCAGATGAGACTAGCAGCCGGTATTCCGGTTGATGGTTATACCATCGTTACTCGGAGTAAAAGATGAATAGTTTCTTTTCTTGGTTGAAGGAGTTATTTGCAAATAATAAAACGATAGAGCCGAAGCCGGTAGCAGAAGAAGTTCCTACTGAACTAGCCGATGCACGAGAAGTCAAGCGTCAAACTAAAATCAATAATATCGAAGCCAAGAAGACCGAAGAAACCAAAGAAGACGATTTCGTTATAAAGCTTCGCAAAGACCTAGAGCGTGACGAAGGTATCGTATTTGAAATCTACCTTGACCACCTTGGTTACCCTACGTTCGGTATTGGTCACCTCGTAAGAGAAGACGACCCAGAACACGGTCAGCCAGTTGGCACACCAGTATCAAAAGAGCGTTGCTACGAAGCTTTCGAAGTTGATATTCGGGTGTCCCTCGAAGATTGCAGACGCATCTTCAACAACTGGAAAGCACTACCCGAAGAAGTGCGACTAATCACAGCAAACATGGCATTCAATCTCGGATACAATCGCTTGAACAAGTTCAAGAACTTCCGAGCAGCAGTGGATGCTGGCAACTGGATGAAAGCAGCCGATGAAATGGTTGACTCTCGCTGGTATCGCCAAGTGACTAAACGGGCACAAAGACTCGTTGAACGAATGAAAAAAGTATAAATATACATACATTATATTATAGGAGAATATAAAATGGAAACATCAATCATTGATCTAAGTCCAGTTCTATCCATCCTACTACAGTGCCTTGGTGGCGTTGTTTTAGCAGTTGGTAGCTGGGCACTATGGAAGGTCCAACAGAAGTTTGGACTAGAGAACGAAGAAAAACTACGTGAAGTAGTGATGGGTGCTATTGAGCGTGGGGTGACCTACGGTAAGCACAAAGCCGAAGAGGAACTAAAAGATTCCGATTGGGCTAAGATTGAAACAAAGAACGCAATGATCGGTCACGCCGCATCATATGTTCTTGGGAAAGTTCCTGATGCAGTCAAAAAGTTTGGCTTGTCGGAAGAGCAGATAAAAGACTTGGTTCTAGCCAAGCTTGATGTGCCCGAATCCACAACTAAAAAAGTAGCGGCTAAGAAATAATGAACTTTCTAATGAGCCTTGCTGGCAAACTATTTGACAGCCTTATTGGTGGTGCAATCCGTGCTTGGGAATCGAACAAGCGGGATGCCACCAATATTGAAAAAGGTGCAGACAAGGTGACAAAGGAGCAACTGAAAGATGAAGTCGAACGTGCAAAAAAAGCTGACGATATT